TAAACTATAATCAATTCCAATCGTCTTCGTCTTCTTCATTGTCAAAAATTGCATCCTCTTCATCTATAGAAGTGTCTGCACCACAAAAAGGACAAGTAGTTGGTTCTATTTCTTCATCCCATTCAACATGATAGGATACATCACAGTTTTTACAACTGATTGTAACTTTATTTAAATTTGGTGGAGTAAGTGTTGTCATTATAGTTTAAATGTTTTAAATTGATCTTTTTTTACATCTTGTTTAAGTCCACCAATAACATAACTTTCTATTTCAGTTTCTTGTGGAGCATTTTGCATTGAACGACTATTAAACCAATGTTGTGTCCATGGTAATGGATTATTGGATGATGAGTGTTCATATACTTGATTTAATCCTATAGTTCTCATTCTTCTATTTGCTATATATTCAACATATTGATGTAACAGTTTTTCAGAAAGGCCTATCATAGAACCTTTTTGAAACAAATAAGTCGCCCAACGTTTTTCTTCTTGGACTGCGTCATCATAAATTTGATAAACTTCTTTTTCTGTATCTTTAATAACTTTGTTCATTACTTTATCATTTTCTTTATTTCTATAATTATTAATAATGCTTTGTGACATTAACAAATGTTGACTTTCATCTCTAGCAATCAATGATAATATTTTAGCACTACCTTCCATAAGTTTAAGTTCACCAAAAGCAAATGAACAAGCAAATGATACATAAAATCTTAAGCCTTCTAATACATTTACAGTTACTAATGATAGCCATAGTGCTTTCTTTAGTTCATATTCGTCAACTGATTTAGGGTCTAGTTTGTATTTGTAACCTAAATCAATTAGTTTATCATAACCTTCAGTTACAGACTTTGCTCTTTTTTCTATTTTCTCATCTTGTATAATTGTATCAAATACATCAGATGGATTTGAATATAGATTTTTAATAATGTATGTATAACTTCTACTGTGAATTGTTTCCATAAAGTCCCATGCAACAATGGCACCTTCTAATTCAGGTATAGAAACAAATGGTAAAAATGCAAGACACGGACCTCTACCTTGTACTGAATCTAACATTGTTTGATATTTTAAATTAGATGTAAAGATAAACTTTTGTGATTCAGATAATTGAGAGTAATCGTTTCTATCTTTTTGTAAAGATACTTCTTCTGGTCGCCAAAAGAAACCTAACTGTTGTTGTGTCAATCTATCAAATACAGGATACTTAAATGTATCATATCTTTGTACAGCTAAATCTGCACCAAAAAACATTGGTTGTTTTGTACTATCTAGTTTTTTATCTTTATTAAATACTGTTTTCATTAAATTGTACAAGAATCACAGTTTTCTGGATCCTCTTCCTCTTTTACTTCTTCTTGTTTATCCTCTGGCACGTTATCGTGGAATCCAACTGGATGAGCAGGTTCTTCTTCATCCTTCTTACTGTCATATGTGTTTTGATAATAAGAAGTCTTCCAACCTAGTTTATATGTCGTCAACAAATCTTGTGCCATTACCGATACTGGTACTTGACCATCAGTATAATTTTCAGGATTATAAGACCAGTTACCTGATATTGCCTGGTCAAAATACTTTTGCATTACTGCAACGATATTTATATATCCTTCATTCCCTTTCATATCCCAAAGTAATGTATAAAAGTTCTTTAGTTTATTATATTCAGGTACGATCTGTTTTAAAGGACCCTTTTTAGATTTTTTAACTGACAAATAATCTCTTGGTGGCTCAATACCATTTGTTGCGTTTGATACAACAGATGATGATTCACTTGGCATTTGAGCTGAAAGTGTTGAGTGTCTTAAACCATGTTCTTTTATTTCACTTCTTAACCATTCCCAATCGTAAGTGTAATCTCTTTTTACTAATTCATCTACGTCTTTTTTATAAGTGTCAATAGGTAGTATACCATCTGCATACTTTGTTTGTTTAAATGCTGAACATTGTCCTTTTTCTTTTGCAAGTTGATTACTTGCCTTTAATAGAAAATATTGAAATGCTTCTGTAAGTTTATCAACTTGTCTCCATGCTAATTTCTGTTCATACTTGTAACCTTTTTTAGCGAGATAGTGAGCAAGGCCAATATAACCAATACCTAAACTTCTTCTTGCCTTTGTAGATATTTCAGCAGCATTGATAGGATATTTTTGATGGTCTATAATTTCATCTAATGCTCTTACTGCTAAATCACATAAAGGTTCTAGTTCATCTCTTTTGTTTATTTTACCCACATTGATGGCAGATAAAATACATAAAGCAATTTCACCTTCTCCATCAATGTGTTGTATTGGAGTGGTTGGTAAAGTTATTTCCTGACATAGATTTGACATATAAACTCTATCTTTAAAAGATGAGTGAGTATTACAATGGTCAATATTCATAATATAGATACGGCCTGTTTCAGCACGTTCTTTCAATATATCAAAAAATAATTCTTGTGCATTAACTTTTGTTTTCTTAATAGATAATTTTCTTTCTGCCTTCTCGTAAAGTTCATCAAACTCTGGTGTTCCCCAGGCTTCATATAGTTCAGGCACTTCGTGTGGTGAAAACAAAGTTATGTCTTGGTTGTTTATAAATCTTTCATAAAATAATTTTGATAGTTGTATTGAATAGTCAAGTTTTCTAACTCTATTATCTTCACTACCTTTATTATTTTTAAGAACAATAATGTCACCTATTTCTTGGTGCCAGATTGGGAAGTGGACTGTTGCTGATCCTCCTCGGACTCCATTTTGAGTGCAACACTTAACCGTTGCCTCAAACTTTTTAAGAAAAGGTATAACACCAGTGTGTTGGACCTCTCCTCCTCGTATTCTTGCATTGATTCCACGTATCCTGCCTGCATTGATTCCGATTCCAGCTCTTTGAGCGATGTATCTTCCAATCGCCATATCACCAGAGAAAATACTAGGTAAGGTATCATCAATATCAACCAATACACAACTCGCATACTGACGTAAAGGAGTTCGTACACCAGCCATAACGGGAGTAGGAATATTGATTTTGAATTGACTAATTGCGTCATAATATTTTTTAACATAACTCATCCTCGTTTCTTTTGGATATTTAGCAAACAACGTTGCTGAAATAAGCATGTACATAAATTGTGGTGTTTCATACACCTGATTAGTACTTCTATCTTGTACTAGATACTTGTCTATCACTTGTCTTAATCCAGCATAAGTAAAATCATAATCTCTATTATGATTGATCCAGTTTTCCATTCTATCAAAATCTTTTCTTTGATAGTTTTTTAAAATTTCTTTATCATATAATCCCATCTCTACAATTTTTTTAACATGATCATAAAGGTGTGGGTGATCCCATAGTTTACCGATAACTTGTTTTCTCAATGAATATAAAAGTAATCTACTTGCTACATATGTGTAATTAGGATTATTTAAATCTATTAAATCTGCAGCTGACTTAACTAAAATCTGTTGTATTTCGTCTGTGGTAATACCATCATAAAATTGTAAACCACTTTTCATTTCTACTTGGGAAGAAGATACTCCAGTTATATCTTCACAAGCATACTCAACCATTTCATGTATCTTTTCAATATTAAGAGGTTCTGTTCCTCTATCTTTTCTTTTTTTGACGTTTATAGACTCGTTTCCCATTACCATTTTTCTCTCCTTAACAACGTTTGTATGAATTTAATTGAGTAATTGCTGACAAACCTGAATAGGTATTGTCGAATATAATTTTTTGTATTTGTTCTTTTGTCTTGCCGTTTACGATCATTTCGTTAATATCTTTTTCTTTTGTTCCTTCTGGCCATATTGTTACCATATAACTTTTATCAATCAACTTATACATTCTATCTATAATTTCTTTATTTCTTGGTTCGTTATCAAAAATAAAGACAACATCTTTTTTTTCAACAGGTAGTTGTAGATCAGCACCACCAGCCGCAAGACAATTTTCAAGGAACAAACTATCTAATGGACCTTCAACTATGTATAATCTTTTGTGTAGATTAATTCGTTCTAGGCCAAATATTTTTTGTTTGTTTTCCTGTAGTTTTATTGTTAGATATTTTGGTTGTTCTTTACCAAATGCTCTGCCTTGTAAAGCAAAGATTTCACCACCAACATCATAAAAAGGTATTATCAATCTAGGATGTTCGTACTTGTTATTTAGACTATCAAAAGTTCCAGGTCGCAACTTATTTACATACGTTTGGAACTTGTCGCAATAATATAATCGGTCAAAGTATTCTGTAGGCAGTTTTCGTTTTATCAAATACTGCTTTGCAGGATGTTCATTTTCAATATTACTAAAGGCTGTAAGGCCTTGTAGAGGTGTAGATTTTAATTTTTGTTTTGTATCAGTTTTAAACTTATCAAATAAACTTTCAGCGTCATTTGATGGTTTACTACCTTTATATCTTTCTAAAATATATTGGTCGTATAAAGGTCTATCAACTAACTTTATAAGATTTGCCAGATTGTGTGAAGCACTACAATTATGGCATTTAAAAAACATATCATTTTTTACTCTATAAAGATATGCTCTTGCCTTTGTTTTAGACTTTTTAGAATCACCACAAACAGGACAACGAAAATTGAAAAGGTAATCTCGTTTCTTTTTAAACTGTTGTAATCTAGGCTGTATTTTACTAATATAATTTAAATCAATGTAACCACTCATAATAAACAGTATATACTATATATACTATTTTGTCAAGGTCCTATTACAGAATTTTAAATACTGACATCAACTGAGGCATAGACAATCCTAGCACTATTGCCGCCCCTATGATGATCCATCTGTATTTCTCAAAAACGCCTATCCTACCGTCTAAATTTGAGTTTAAAGTCTTAATTTCACACATTAAACGCTTTTCAGACATCTCAATTTCGTCTGTTAATTCTTTGTGAATCTTATTGATTCTAGCGTGTAATTCTTTATAATTTGTATCAAATTCAACTCTACGATTCTCTATTAGGTTGAATATTGCTTTATCAATTTCCTCTTGTTTAGATAGTTTTTCTTCGTGTACAGCCAACATAGATTTAATACTTCCTGATATATCAGTTAATTTATCTATTGCGTTGTCAAGTTTAGTATTAACATTTGCAACCTGTTCAACTTCAGTTTTAAGAACCTGAACATCTGTAGCAAGTTTCTGTATGTCGTTTAATTCAGCCATAGTAGTATTTATTATTATGCAACTTTGAGTATAGTTCTTAACTCTTGTAATCTTTTAACTTTCCAAAGTTTTATAAATGTTTTTCTGCGTCTCCGTAACTTTTGTTTCTTAATTTTGAGCCAGTGTAAATTGAGTAAGTATAGTTTTCTTTTTTTTTCATTTCTTATTATCCTTTTTGCTATTAGTTTTAACTTTCTTTTTTGAAGTAAAGTCATAACCCTCCATTAAGTTTGTTACTGGTTTATAAATGGTTACTAACTCATCTTTACCCTTAACCTTAATTTTATCTAGCTCAATTGACTTAATATTTTTCAGTTGCTCTTTTGTATAGGAAGAATAAATCAAAGGTGTAACCTTTCCACTTTCATCTCTATAATTTCTTGTAGCAGCCTCAAGTCTAGCTGCCAAGTTTACAGCGTCACCTACAACAGAATAATCTAATCGGTTTTCACTACCCATATTACCGACAATACAAGTTCCTGTGTTAACACCTGAACCTATGTTTATATCAGGAAGACCTTTCTCCCTAAATTCTTTTTTTAACTTTTCAGTTTCTTCAGCACATTCTATACCTGTCTTTACAGCCATCTCAGCGTGATTAGGACAATCTAATGGTGCGTTCCAAAATGCCATAATACAATCACCCATATACTTGTCAATCGTACCACCATTTCTTAAAACAATTTGACTCATACGATTTAGATAATCATTGATTACAGCAACTAGTCCTTCAGGATCATCTTTGTTTTTATAGTATTCAGAAATAGGAGTAAAACCTACAATGTCCATAAACAAGAAAGACATTTCTTTTCTATCACCACCAAGTTTTAATTTTTCAGGATTCTTTACAAGTATAGCAACTTGTCTTGGATCCAAATACTTCTCAAACTGTTTTCGTATTTGTTGTTTTAATTTAAACTCTAAAATAAATCTATTAAAGACACTATGAAATCCTACAATTGTAAGTGTAATAATAATCCAACTTGAGTCTGCTAGTATAGCATATTTGTTAAACAAATAATAAGAGGCAAAAACACTTGCGCCATATAAACTTAAAAGTTTTATTCCTATAAACCAATAAGGTGTAAATCTTGTTATGATTACTATAACTAAACCTATAATAACTGATACTGCTAATTCAATAAGTAAACTTATATCAATTCTTGTAATTTGTTTACCATCTAATACTGTTTGTAAAGTTGAAGCTGTCAATTCGTAACTATATCGTTCACCGACAGGTGTAGCAATAATACCACCTAATCCTTCTGCTGACATTCCTATAATTACAGTTTTACCTTTTAGTAATTGTGTGTTGTCTTTTATATCAGTTACAGATATTGTAGGATAAGAATTGTTCCATCTTAACCATATACGAGCATTAGCGTCTGTGTTGATTGTATCAAAACCAGGTACTCTCATAGCAATAATACCACCATCACCTGCCTTGACTTGATAACTTGGTGCTCCTGTAGCAACTCTTATAACTTCTATTGCCATCGCAGGATATACTTCATCACCTATTCTCATTAACAAAGGTATTCTTCTTGTAACACCATCAATCTCTGGTGCTGTGTTTGATACACCTACACCGTCAGCATATTCACCAAATTCTTTTATAGGACCTAACATACCATTCCACTCAAACAACCAAGGTAATGGGTCACCTATTTTAGCAACACCTCTTGGTACAGCATTCTTATTGATTGAGTTTGTTCCGACCTGTGCGATAACAACACCATTTTGATACATTGTGTTTATTAAAACTTCATCACCACCTAGTCTATCGTATTCTGAAAACAATATAGGTAATACAATAATACCAGCACCTTGTTCTCTTAACTGTACTATAATGTCAGCAAGTACATCTCTTTTCCAAGGCCATTGACCGTATTGTTCTATTGCTTTTTCATCAATAGTTACAACGGCTATATCTTTTGAAATCTGTTTTGTTTCTGATTGGAGTAATAAGTCAAATGACTTTAATCTTAATATCTCTTTTATCTGTGGGTCTTTTAATCCGATAAACGTAACTACAAATAAAGTTACAAAAGCAAATGTCCAATGTGTTAATATTTTTTTTATCATATTAAGGTTGATTTACTGTCATTGTACACCATTCAGCACCACAATATAATTCAGCATTGTAAGTGTTTGAATTGCCATTTTGATAGATATAAAAAGAACTACCTGTTCCTGTACCAGCAGTAATATTTAAATCTACAGAATTTGAATTACCATTTTGTTTTATTTCCATATCCCCCACATCAAAATCATTAGCAGTTAAATCAATATAATTATTTATTCCGTCTTGTACTATGTTTAATGTACCATTATCACCTGTTGTTTTAATTATGGAATCATTTGCTTTTACTTTATCTATGATAGAATAAAAAACCATCCATACAAATAACCAGATTGTTAATCTTTTTAAAAATTTATACATTATCGTTGTAATAGGTCTATATTATTCAGACCTCCTCCATCTCCTACAATATAATCTCTTGTTACAAAATCACCTTGTGACAGATTAATAACATACTCACTTGATTTACTTAATTTTAATCTTACAAAGTTAGTTGTATCTTCTCGTCTAAATTCCCAATATGTTCCTTGGTCAATAATAATAATACCTGTTAACTCGTCTTGTCCTACTTTTTGTGTCTTCTTTACAAATACATCTGTTAACTCACTTAAAAAACTTTCAGCTAATACTTTGTTAATTTGGTCTAATACATCAGCTAAAAAATCTTGTGCTAAGTAATCAATATCTAATTCTTCAAAGTTATCATCATCTTTTGTTGCTAGTAAATCTTCGTTTAAAATATCTATTTCTAAAAAGTCTATATCTAAAACATCAGCAACAGCTTTCTTTTCTTCTACTGCCTCATCTCTATTTAAATTTGATGGTGGCGATAAGATAAGTAGATTTGAAATCATACTTTCATCAACATCAACTAAAATAGGTTTAAATGGTTTACTTTCAGGCGCTTCTACTCTTGTTGCTTGAAAGGCCTGATTCATTATAACTTGACCAGCATCTGATTCAACACTTATCTCTCCCACATAACATAGACCGTTTGTGTCACAACTTGGTAATAATAAAATAGTAGAACCACCTAACTCATCTATAATCATAGCAAAGTCTGTTCCTCTAACAGATATAGATGCTGTTGGTGTACTAATCTTTACATTTTGTTTTGAATTTTTGGCAATCTGACCTGAAGCATATCTTACACTTCCTAAACTTGCCTTTAATGATAACGCACCTGTATTGGTGTTAGGGTCATAGACAAACTCGTCAATGACTAACTTTGAGTGTTCCGTTAACTCAACTTTAGTATCATCAACAAAGGTGATACCTGTACGGCCATCACCTGTCTTTACTGTATCGTATGAAAAGACTTCAACATCTTTTTGAATAGTGATACCTTTGTCACCGTCTTTTCTATCTATTTCTGCCTTGCCTTTATGTTCACTTACTTTACCAATAGAGGCAAGAGCAGAATTAGAAATTACGATTAATAAAATTATAAAGTTCAATATTCGCATATACTAAAAGTCCTATAATTAATATTAAGTTTATTGTTCCAAAGTCCATATTAATCCGATTGTGTTATGTCTATATCAAAACTATCACCAGTTACATCTAAATCTACTGTGTTGTCATAGATACCAGATTGTGTAACATCAATAGTTCCTCCACCGCCAGTAACATTGATTGTAATGCCGTGACCAGCACTATCGCCATCTCCATCAACATTTAAAGTAATAGCATTACCTTCATCTGAATTTGCTGAAGTTGTTGCTAATGATGATGAGTTATCTGAAGTTACAGATATATTAGCACTTACACCATCAACAGCAGCAGCGATAACGCTCTTATCTCCTGTAAGTGTAAAACTAATTGTAGATGATGAAGCGTCTGTAACTTCACCAATATCAAAATCAAAGGTGTTGTTGTCACCTGTTGTAGTGATATTAAGTGTTACAGTATCACAATCTCCTGATGATGTAGAGCTACAAAGTAAATCAACTGTGTTTGAGTTACCTGTAAATACCCAAGTACCTGTGTAAGTTGATCCTTTAATTGTAGCGTCAATAGTGTTTGTGTTACCTGTTTGTGTAATACTAAACGTCATATTGTCACCGTTTAAAACCATATCGGCAAGTGAATCACCGACTTCGTTATTTTGCCCGTCTTGTGTAATGTCCAAATCAAGGCCGTCACCGACCTGTTCTATATAAATGTCGTTAGCATAAACGTTAAAGCATAATATACTAGCAAATAATGTAATTAACAGTTTATTTAACATTTACTTTTTTCTCCTCTTTAAATTTCCAAAGGCCTTGTTTTTCGCCTTGTAATATAATTTCTACTACGGCCTGTTCTATGGCTGCTCTTACAGCATAGTTAACAGGTTCGTTTTTTGTTACTCCTGTTTCAGTTTCTATTGCTCTTGTACCTAAATCTAAAAACTTAAATACAGATGAGCCATATGAAACAGATAATATAGTTTTTTCAACAGCAACTGTAAGTAAGACTTCTCCTGTAGAAACACTTACTACTCTCATTGAAATAGTTACGTTATCAACTCTATATTGTTGTTGTACTCCTATGCCCAAATATCTAGCACCAGCACCGCCAGTTGCTATGTTTGAATCATAACCAACAACACCACCTTCGACAATCAGTCCAGCAAATTTCAAAGGTTTTAATCTTTTACTTTTTTCTTCTTCGTATTGTTCTCTTGTCGATCTTATTAATTGTCTTTCTTTAATAAGGTTATCTAATCCAATTCTTTCTACAACTTGAAACCAAGTCCCATTACCTACTTTTTGTAATGCGTCTATCACCCATACTTCAGCACCTTGTGTGACAGCACTACTTAATTGTGAAAACTTATCACTAGGTTTTCTTTGACCTGTTTTATCTGTAAATTGATAAACAGCAATTGTTATTTCAGGTCCATCAAGTGGTTTAATATTATCAAATTTTTCTTGTAACGGAGATAGAGATAGTTTTGGATCCTCTATCTGAGGTACAGTAGCGCAACCACTTAAACATATAGCTGCTAAAAATAATAATACTTTAAACATTAAAATCCAAAGTCCCCTATGGGCACAGTTAATGTTGTTACCGTTCCATCTTCTGCTGTAATTGTAATATTAATTGTTCCCAAATCTGTATCTTTAGTCCATACAATTTGAGCACCTTCTATTTCAGCAGTACCAGAATTTTGTCCAGTATCACTAAACATATTATCAACTAATTGTTTTGATAGATTAGCGTAAATTCTACTTTCAACGTTAGCAATAAAACGATTGATTGTCTTATTGTCTTCGTCACGTTTAGCCTGTCTTTCAGCGGCTTCTTTGTCTTCTTTTATCTTTTGTTTTCTCTGGTGTTCAAGTTGTTGTATAGATAACACGTGGTTTGAGTAACCATTTCCACTAAAGGAAGGGTTCTTAAAATCCTGTGTCAATTCACTTGATTGTAATGATGATGAGAATAGTATAATTCCAAAGAAAACACTTAATTTAATTAGTGTTTTCATACTACTATTTATGTCTTTTAGTCTTTGTTATTCTTCTTTTCTTCTTCTCGGAGTGTTAAGACTGTGTTTAATTTTGCCTTAATTCTAATTAAGTCATTATCTAGTCTTCTTATCTTGTCTAATAACATAATCAATGCCTTATTTGCTTCACCTAATTTACTTGTAACTTCTTGTGTTATAAAGTTATAGATAAACCAAATAAACCAACCCATAGCAATAGCGGCCAGTGTCGCAAAACCGTATTGATTAAGTATTTCTAAAACTGTCATTAGTCTTTTCTTGCGTCATTCTTTCCATCAGACCTAGCAATTCTATCTAAATCTGGTTTAAGATGTAATGCTGATGATATTAAAGTATCAATATGTATTAAATCATTATTCATATTATCTATTCTATTTTCTAAACCCATAATAATGCCGTGTAAACCTTTTACTGAACCTACAACACCACCTAAAATATACTTTAGAATAATATAAATGAAACCACCCATTGTTATGGCAGCTGCAACTGGTAATCCAAACTGTGTTAGTATTTCAAAAAACATTATATCTTATTTACTTCCGCCAATGTAACCACCAATAACACCTATCAATCCTGTAACAGACATCTTCATCAATGTTATTACACTTTCATCTACTGGTCTGTTTTCTTCTAGTGCTACCCAATAATCTCCTATGATAATAACTCCAAGAAGTAATAATACACCACTTGTTATTAATAAAATCACTATATCTTTAAAATTTTTAATCATTATTTTTCTCCTTTGGTTCGTAATACTCTTTATACTTATCAAGTATATCGTTTGTAATTTTTAATTGATTTCTTATTTGAGCAAAGTTTTTTGCTATCAATTGATAGTCATTATCTGTTAGACCAAATAACACAGGATCAAGTCCTTGTTCTTCCATCTTCTTAAATACTTCATCAGCATTTTCAGATGTTATGATTATCCATTTAATCTTTTCTAACTGTAGAGGTGTAGGCTTCTCTAATTGAAGCTCTTGTCTTTTTACTTCTTCCTTAAATATACTTAACTTCTTAACGCCTGAGCAGTTAGTAAGGAATATACTTAGGATTACTAATAGAAGGACATTCAGGATTGATTTCTGATTTCTTCGTAGCATTCTTTTCACTTTCAGTTAATGGTGATCCACTAGCAATCTCTATACATCTTGTAGCGTTATCACTGCCTTTGTTTATAATTCTTTCTATGACCTTTGTTCTATCAATAGCCAGTTTACCAATATCTCTATCTTTCTTTGAAAATCTTTTGTCTAAATCGTCTAAATCTTTTTTAAGATTACCAACTAATTCGTTTATCTTTTTGTTTGCTTCTAGTATTTCAGCAAAGTCTTTCTTTTGATTTTCTATAACTTGTTTTTGTTCACTAATAGCAGATTCAAGTTTAACTGCGTTCTCTTTCAAAATTACATTATCTCTTTGTAATTTTAAGACATAGGCACCAGCACCAAGTAAAGACGTAATGATAATGCCTATGAATATTAATCTCATTTATTTTTTCCAAAATTTAAGTTTATCAGTTAGTTCTATCAAGTCTTCAAACTTCTCGTTTACATACCAACCTAATATAAAACCGATAACTAGTCCTATTGTTAAAAACATATTAGTCTCCTATTTTAGCGTTTCTTTTTCTATGACCATTCCACGCAACAAAGCCACCTATTCTTAATGACCAATACGCTAAGTAGTTCATAAAATAGAAACCGTTTACTTCTATGTTTATATCTCTAAAGATTTGATCTGCTTTTTTCTGATCAACTAATAGAAGTGAACCTGATTTATCTGCTGGTTTACAAGCAGTGTACTTGTACATATAATCGTGTACAAGACCACCAATTAATAATACGCCAACTGGTGAAAAAAATGTTCTTAAAAATTTAGGTATACTTGCACCATCAAATTGAAAACCTTTTGGTATTACATACTCGACACCATTTATATTATATCTCCAGTTCTTTGTTAGTTCCCAATTTCTTGTTGATAATAACCACATTGCAATACCTTTCCAAAATCCTTTACCTTTTGTTTTAATCGGTATAGGTTTTAGTTGAGGCATTTCTTCATATTTAAATGTGATATTACTTTTTCTTTTATCTAATAAGTTTATAAGAAAACCTATTATTACAAATAATATAAGTAATGACCATTGCCAAAACTTCATTGCTAAAGTTAATAATAGTTCCATATTAATCCTTTTGTTTACGTTTTATGTTTTTTTCACCTGTTGATCTAAAGTCAGGTTTTATTGCAGGTGTTTTAATTTTCTGTGCTGTTACCATAGGTTTATACGTTCCTATTCCACGTCCACTATAAGTTGCTGATAAAGATGGCATTGTAGTTGCATATCTCCTATTTGGAAAAAATTGACTACCGCCCATAGATGACATAGGTTTAAAAGTATCTATAGGACCAATACCAAAACCTCTCATGTATTCTCTTAACTGTTTAAAAGATTTACTCATATTTTGTTAATAGTGATAAGGCAGCTTCGTTTCTAAATTCTTCGGATACTGTAGTTGTGATTTGATTATCTACAACATATCTAAATGCTTTTATACCAAAGTCTTCAGTATATGTGCCTTTTTCTTTTTTTGATTTTATATTATTTAAAATAGGTTTAATTTGAGTTTCTTCTATTTCTTGGTTTGAACAGATTTTATTAACAACGTTTTCTAATTCTACTCTATCATAGTCTTCACGTTTTAATAATTTTGTTAAATCTTTTTTCTTCTTTTTTATATGTACACCAGGTTCATGTGCAGGCGGCATAGCAACATTTGATCCATCACCTACTGCATTTGCGGGTGCTTCTTCAGGCACACAGTTAGGTACCATTCTGTCACCTTTTTTCTTTTGACCAACTTGTTTATAACCTTTCCAACAAGCCTCTCTCATATCTTTAAAACTTTTCATTATAATTTTATCCTCTCTATGTTATCCTCTGATACAATAATTTTTTGTTTTGTATCTTCATTTATAACATGATATAGATTTACACCAAAATAATTATCAAACGGTTTTTGATTTTCAATTGTATAAACAATGTCACCTACATCAGCAGTTTTAGAACCTTCTAAATCCTCTAATTTATCAATCATAATATATCTGCCTTCAGGTAGATAATCAAACCCAACTGACTCTTTTATATCATCATTATATGCTACTAAATCATTTTCAACAAGATGTTTATATAAAGCTTTTTCTATTTCAATAGCGTTTACATCTTTATTTTCTTTTAGTAACAATGCAAGAGCGGCTGCATATGAAGCAAACTTTGTTTTACCACCTGGTAATAATCCTAGTAATCTTTTTAAATTAAAAACAAATCTATGTAAAATAGTATAACTATCTTTTTCTTTAGCAGTCACCAACTCTTTTGTTTTTCTTAACACTTTACCATTGTCATCAATTATTCCATACCTATAAGCATCATGTTTATTCCAAGGAGTAACTAATAGTTTAATTACTCGATAAGTGATCAATAAATCTATGGCTCGTCCCATTATATTTCCTCTAAATTTGATAACAAAGTTTTATTTACTTTAATATTAGGCAACTCATCTGGTAATATAATATTTAAATATTGTAAGAAAGTTTTTAATATTGACCAATACTCTCTTTCAATTTTAAATAATAATAATGTAGCTGCTGCCTCATTACCAAATACGTTTGTTAATACAATAATATGATTTAAAACTAATCTAGTTTTCAATTCACCTGTAGTGTTATATTTACGAAATAGACGTTTAAGATATTTAAATCTTTTTACATCTTCATAAAACTCATGTTCACTATCTAAATTAGGAACATTATAGTTTTTTATGGCGTAAAATAACCAGTTCTTCTTTGTTATTCTATCAAACATTAGCCAAGCTCTGCATAAACTTTAACAGCGCCGTTTTGTAATGTTTCGTATTTACCTTTTAGTTTTAACTCTTTACCTAATTTATGACTAATACCATCATCATTTATATCAGAGCCGTCTGTGTCTTTACCAAAACGGCCACCATTAAATACTAAAGCACTTTCAAAGTTACCTTGTTTACCTTCAATTGTTATTGAGTCTTTTAATTGTAATCCGATTGTTCTTAATTTTGTTTCCAATTGAGAAAGAGCACTTTCGGGTTGCAAATATTCTCCGTCAGCAATAGAGCTGACAAATCTATTTGCTCTATCTAAGACTTCAGGTAGATGTATATTGTGTATACCAATCGAACTATCCTCTGGAGAGTTAGAAGTGGTAGTACCAACTTGTCCACCCATGTAAGAGCCTTCTTTTACGTGTTGTTTAAATGTTTTCATTTTTCTCCTCTTTTTAATTCGTCTTTTAATTTTTTAAAAGACTTTCCACCTATAAGGTCTTCTTCAACCTCTTTCATATTATCTTCTTCTATTTTATCAAACTGACTAGTGTTTGGTGTGTTGTTAGCCAATTCTTCTAAAAAATCGTTGATATTTTCTTTCATTTATCACCCTCGTTCAATAATTTTGCCTCTTCCTTTTGCTTAATCTCTAGTGCTTTTGCCGCCTTTGTATTAGGCAATGGTTTGTCACTAGGCAATTCAGATGTACCATTCTTAATTACTTGATCAAAGTTATCATCAGCTGCTATTAATTTATTTACTTGTTGCAAAGCGCCATGAACAGCATTTAAATTATTTCTCAATATTTGTGTTTCTTTTTCAAAAGCTTGAATTTTTCCACTCAAATCATCAAAAGATTTTTGAAGTAAATTTTTTTCTTTAATCAAAGTTTGTGAGCTAATTCCCATAATATCTCCTATAATCTATTAAGCAACACCATATGCGTTACCAGCAATAATGTTCCATTGTGAATTTTTAAATAATAAAGTAACCGTTTCTCCTTCAGCGTCTAAAGTTACACTTCCATGACCTCTTAAATTAGTAGGTGTAATAGTTTGTAAGTTTGTGCCTGAAGCTGAAATGTTTATAAACGTTTTAATTTGTCCATCAGAACCATCTGCTAATGAAATATTACCTGTTGATGAAGCACCATCTATTTCAGTAATCGCTGAAGTTACGTTTGCAACTTGTGATGAACCATCAGCAGTTATTGTTTGTGAAGCTTGTGCTAAACCTAACCAAGATGGTATATTGTTAAACACATTTTCTGCTGATATTTTTTTGTTGATTGGAGTACCACTTGGGTCATCCACTACGTGAAACAAGTCAGCTGATGCTAACGAGTCACCTAAATCGGTCAATGCCGTTATTTTTTTGTCTGCCATTTTTTTCTCCTGTTAACCCTTTCGGGAATGCTACTCTAGGTATTTGCCTAGATCAATTTGTTCATATAGTATATATAAGGGCACTTAAAGCGCCCTTATACAATTTTGTTATTAAGCAACTGTTAATGTAGCAGAAGATGATGTTACTGTATCAGCTCCTGTAGCACTAATCTGTACTCTATAAATGTAACCATCTAAACCAGTTGAATCATCTATAGCTAATGTTGCTGTTGTAGCGCCAGTATAATCACCGCCACCACCTGTTGCACCATTAGATACGTTACCAAATCCACTACCTGTATCAACTTGCCATTGATAACTTAACGAACCACCTGTTGGTGTTGTTGTAGCTGCAACAGTAAATGATGTTGCTGCTGGAGCAGTTACCGAAGCACTTGATGGTTGTGTTCCGATTAAGATTGTTAAATCTTGGAATTGTGTATCGTCAGCTTGATCACCTGATATAGATGACATAGCTACTAAAACTTCGTATGATGTTCTACCTGATCTACCACCTGAACCAGCGACTCTTCTAACCCAACCTGCGTGAGGTATTGAACCTTGTTTAGCAGTTGTTTCATTAGTATCCACACCATAAACTTTAGTTGGATCTCCTTGAGTACCTGAAGTATTTTTTGCTTCAGATGTAGTTACAGATTTTGGTTTTTCTGATAATGTGTAAGAAGCACCAGCTGATACAGCACTTAAAGTTGCACCTGGCACGCCTGCTATAACTGTAGCAGCTGTGTTTGATGAAATTGCTGTAATTAGATAGTCTTCTCCACTTTCTCTTATGTAATCTCCGACACTTGCTTCAGTAGTAAATGCTGTAGTTGTACCAGTAACGGCACCAGCAGCATCTATTTCTATTGTTCCAGAAGCAGTCTTAGAGTCATATTTTCCCCATAAAGACATATATCTCTCCTTAAATTAGTAATTGTTATATAACAGTACTATTTATAAGATTAAAAACCTAGTTTTTTAAGTTCAGATATAGTTTTAGATGTGTTTGTATGATGTATGCCAGTACCACCAGCATTGATAAACTCTCTTATATTTTTCTCGTAATCGTCTATAAGAATAGCGGGTTGGCCTCTTTTAGCAAAGAGTTTCTTATCTTTTCTTCGTACTAAATTAATTCTTTGTCTATTTGTCATACCTGCGTTTCTTCTTAACCATTCGGTTTTGCCAGGTATACAGTTTGGATCGTAAGTTTCTTCTACGTATGCTGATAAGATGTGTGGATCAAACTTTGATAGATATGACCATAGTTGTTTGCCACCAGGCATCCAAGGTAGTGTTTGCCAAAAGTCTTTTTTTGCTTTGATAAGTGACCACTTATCTTTACCCATTGACATCCATTTATTAATAGACATCTTTGTAGTTTTTTGAGCACCTGTCTTAAAATCTGCAAGTACTCCATCCATATCGCAATATATGATAGGTTTGTTCATAGTGTTTTCCTTATACTATTATACTATCATATAATAGCTGTTTTGTCAATTGACAGAATGTCGCACTTATACAGGTATTGCTCTAGGTTCTACATCAACTGCACCAGCTTCTTTGCCTGTTGCTGTTTTTCCTTTGTCGCCTAATTTAATTACTTTTGTTTCAGTTCTTAAATCAGAAAAAGTCTTTTTACTTTCACCCATGCAATTTGAAGCATTGATTTTATTTGCGTGGTCTTTACCACATTTAGAACAAATTTGTTCCATATGATATCCTTTATCTTTACAATGACTACAACCTTCACCTTCACATTTAGAACATTCTACTTTTTCTTCGTTCTTAGGTTTCTCGCCTTTTTCTTTTTTAGAAATTGCTATTGCAGCCTGTTGTGCAGGACTGACAGCTTCTTTTTTTAACAAACTAGCGGGTTTAAACGTAATTTGTCCAGCTGCTACATCATTTTTTCTAAACCAGTCTTTAGCTTCTGTTTCGTCTTTAAACTTTTTAGATTTTACTTGTCTTGTTTTTTTATCGGTATAAACTGCTACCGCTTCTTCTTTTACTGCTTTAGATATTACAGCTCTTCTTTTGTGAAGATACTTGTCTGTAGAATCTGTATCGCCATCGTTGTCAATGTCTTTATCTTTTCTATCATCAAACTTTTTCTTAACAGCATCTTTGTTTACTGGATCTAAAGCTTCAGAAACTATTTTAGAAGCAACATCTGAAATTGAACCTGGTTTAGGTTCAAAATATGTTTTTGTTTCTAATCTTACATTTGGTTCTTGTTTTGTTATTGATGGCTGTTCAGTAGCGATTTGAGTAATCTTTTCTTCTATACTGCCAGTCTTTGTTTCAAAATATTTTTTGTTCATTATTTTTTACTCCTTACTTTTTTAGCTAAATCACTATCTGCACCACCCCAAGTACCACTTGACTTGGTTACAAAACTATTTACACGAGCCATTGCCCATTGTTGTGGTGTTGTTCCTGGTCTATGACCACCTTTCCATGCAGCCATACCTCTATCATATACTTTCTTTAATATTGAATAAGGCATACCAGTTTTTTCTGCTTTATTTTGAACGCCTTTAATTGCCTCCACTAAAGCTTTTGCAGGATGCACTTCTTCATTTTTAGATTTAATTTTATCCATTCTTAACTGTATATTGTCAAGTTTGTTTTTTGTAATTTCTATATCAGTTTTATCTTTAGTTGGGTCCATTTCTCTTGCTTTAGTTTGCAATTGCATTTGTTTAACTCTTAAATCTGCAATTTTTTCATTGTCAGTTTTAGTTTCTTCTTTCATAGAACCAGCATGTTTCATATCACCTGTTTTTCTTTTCATTGCAACACTTCTTGCCATGTTAGATACAAAGTTTATACCAGATTGTGCAAGTTGCATTAATGTATCTGTAGAATATTTGTCTAAAAAGTTCTTTAAAGTTTTTACTTTTTCAGGTGACATTAATTTTATCTCTGCCCAACTATCTTTTAATTTTTTAATTTGAGCAGGACTCATCGCCTCAAGCATATTAATTGCTACATCTTCTTTCTGCATTCCTTTTATATCAGGTCCGTTATCTTTTGCCCACTTAATATTTCCCTTTAACGTATCTTGTGTAACGGATACTTCAGAATTACCTTGTGTTCTTAATTCTTTTGCTCTCTTTTCAGCAGAGTCTTTTGTTTTAAAAGGTGACGCATATCTTTTACCGTCTTTACCTCTCCATCTAGCAACGTAAACAAGTGTAAACTCATTCATCTGCTCTTGTATGTTTGACCAAGTTGTTGTATATTTACTTACCATTTTTTGCAACTCCAATATCTTGCTTTCCATTTAGGTCCTGGATTATCACAATTGTGTCTTGCTCTGAAGCTTCTTCTTCTTGCAGGATTATCTCTTTTAATTTCCATGTTAGGATCACCAAATGATACTTTTACTACGTTACCTTTTTCGTTTTTTGTATAAACGTAAAACTTTTTAGAACCACCTCTTACAGGTTTATTCAAGGTTACTGTTTTACCTTGATAATCTGCTTCATTTATTTGAGATGGATAAATACCCCACTCGTCAGCTTCTTCATTCATAAAATCTTTAAATGATAGTTTAAAGCCTTCACTTGCACCCAAGTCTTTTTTCATCTCTGCTTTAGATTTGTTGTATTTTCTTTGAAATTCTTCCGCATCCAATCCACCTTCTTCTTTCGATTTAAGGTCAATAGCGATGTCTTTCATTCTTCCTTCTTGCATATTTGTGTTGGTGTCAATCACTTTATTAAACATTTTATTGTATGTTTCTTCAATTTTAGATTGCCACTCTTCCCCATATCTTTCCTTATATTTATTAATCGTTTCTTCTTTAGTTGCCCATTCCTCTATATCTTTTAACTCAACTTTTTTATTCATTGGTTTCATGTCCTTATCTGCATTAACATTAATTAAATTATTACTATGTTTACTTGGTTTGTAAGGACCACCTTGAAATTTTGAACTGTAATGTTTTTCTCCAGGTGTTAATAATGAAGTGTATTTTGCATAATCGTGGCCTATATCGTATGCCTCTGGCATTCCTGTATCGCTAAATTCATTACCTCTATGATGAGGTTCTTTTTCGTTTTTTGTTTTTAACTCACCATACATTTGTTTGAAACGCTTTGTATGTGTACTAGTTTTTGTTTTTGCCACTTTATCAGCGGGTGATTGTTTGTAAGCACTCTTATCACTATCAGACTTTTTGCCTTGTTTTTCTAAATGTCTATCGTGTGCTTTCTTTTCTTTATCACTTAAACCAGCAACATATTTTTTAGGTTGATCTGTTTCTTTATCATATTTTAGTTTTCTTGCTCTTTCCTCTAACTTAATAGGGTAGACAGGAGTTTCCATTATATTGTAAAGCCATGATTTATGTAATTTCATATTTTCGTCCTCTAAGGTAACATAGTTTGTTCCTCTTCGTACTATGACACCAGTAATGTTTGTTTCAACATCATCAACTATATCTCCTACATCATATAGATGCTCTGAAATATATTTGTCCCTTAATGTCATTTTTTCTAACTCCTCTTTTGTAGAGGCAGTTATAAATGGTTTGAATCTAAATGCACCTGCACCATGATCTATGGATGCAGCTAACATCATTCCTTTTCTTACATTTTTAAATAGGTCTTGTGCATTTTTTGAATTAGCAAAACTTGATGGTAGACCTTTTTTAAATGTATCAAAGTCTTTATCTTTAGCAGCTGCTCTCATTTTACTTGCACTCATACCTGTTGCACCATCAGCATCTGGATCTCTTTCTCCTGCTGATGCCACATTTATACTATCAAAGTCATATAGACCATGTCGGCTCTTAACGCCGTTATATTTTTTTAAGATAGTATCAAATTCTCTTACTCTATCTGAACCTGCAACAAACGTAACATTAGAATAACCTTTTTTGTATAGTTCAGTAGCAATATCTAATATCATATTTGAAGGGTTTAACATTATGTTTCTAGCGTGTCTAGGAAACATTTGTTTCATTGTTGCAAGTTTAACTCTTGCGTTCAATGGATTTTTACTTGTGTCTTCACTCTTACTTAAATAAATTTTGTAATCATCTGTTCTTTGTTGTGCCACTTTGTTAATAAGTTTTTCGTGTCCTATTGTTGGTGGATTAAATCGGCCAAAGGTAAATGCAATTGATCTACCCTTGGCCTCTTTTATTTTTGATAATGATTTCAGTTCGTCTGGTGATATTTTGCCATCTTCCATAATCTCTTTCAACTTTTTGAAAAATTTGAGATAATGATACTTTTCTAACATTTTATAAATCACATTCTTGGGAAGTCGGTTCTTAACGCCAAACTTTCTGATTTCGTCTGGTGACATATCTGTACTAAAAGCATCCTTTCGGTCTGCAATAGTTTTGTCACCAATATCAATTAGAGTGTTAATAGAAGATTTAATTTCGTCTAACTTTTTAGAAACTAAACTTGACAAGTTCTTTATGTCGTCACCTGTTAAGTCTTTTAGTTCCTCATAATCAATCATATCTCTTACAAGTTCACCTTTAACAACATCTATTTCAGAAACACGCTTCTGAAAATCCGTAACGTATTTTTCAGGTTCAAAGGTGCCAGGTTCTGGTTTTTTGATCCACTTGTTAGAGTCGATATCAAAAGTACCATCAGCCATGTCCCTTGCCTTATTAAATGTTACAGGATCTATGATGGAAAAGTAGTTGATAGGATGCTGTGTGCCTGGTATGTTTTTACCATTTATCTGTCCTTGATATTCTCTAATCTCATCATGCACCTTTTCTTGTTCTTCTTTTGAACCAGGTATATCAAATAAGATATTAATGTCAAGGTCTGCGTCAGCTCTATATTGTTTAGTTAGTATTGAACCAATTAAGGTATACTTAACTACTTTACCAAATTTTTCAAATGTCTTTATACCATCTAATACTAATTTTTTTACTGATGGTTTTAATACTGGATTAGGAGTATCTGCTTTATCAAATACACCTTTTGCATACGTTTGTCTTGGTATGTCAATTATAGACTCTTTTAAAAAATCTTTAAATCTCATATTCGTTTTCTAGCCTCTAATTCCTTTTTCATCCATTGTTTTGCGATATAATTTTGTACAGGTTGTCTTAAAAATCCTCTTACTACTTTACCCACTCTATTCATTGTTAATGTAACTAATTCTAAATCTGATTTGTTATTATCAACAACTAAAAATTTACTTAAACCAAAAAGTCTTTGAAACTTACCAATATTATCTTGTACGCCATTCCAACTTGACTTTGTAATATATTCAGGTATACTTCTTTCACGTCTAGCATTTCTTGCCAATGCAACTTCTAAAGTTGTATTTACAAATACCATATAGCAATCGTAACCCATTTGTTTTAGCATATTATGTTGCCTAGCAATCATGTCATAATCTCTTCCTGTACTATCAATAACTAAACCAAGTCTGCCTTCTACATATTTATCTAACTGTGAGATAGCAACTCGTTTAGCAGCCTTTCTTACAATATCTCTAAAATAGGTTTCTTCATCTGGCATACTTAAAGATAAGTTTGCCTTTTTTAAATTTCTTTCAAAAGCAATATCTGAATTGACAACTTTTAATCCTGTGCCAGAAAATGTACTTTGTGTTACAAATGTTTTACCTGAACCAGGACCACCAGCAAGAAAAAATGCTTTAAATATTCCTGGGTCATAAACACCCTCTGCTAAATGTTGTATAAAACTATTTACTGCCATCTTCTATTCTCTTTATAATTTCGTTAGCAGTTTCTTCAGGTGTACCACCCTCTGCCATAACTTCTATAAATCCAGGTTTACCTCTAAAATATTCTACTACAGGTCCCGTTTCTTTTTTATATAATTCTATTCTATTTTTAATAATTTCTTCCGTGTCGTCTGCACGACCTCTTGCAAGTAATCTTCTCATTACTTCTTCAGTACTTACATTTAAAAACACAGCATAGTCATAACCTATTTCTGCTTTTTCCATGTCTTGTACTTGTTTCATATATCTTGGCCATCCATCAAGTACATAACCTTTAGGACTTTCTTCAACCTTTTTGCTAATTAAATCTAATACTATTTGATTAGGAACAAACTCACCTTTTGATACTATATCTTTTGCAATCTGTCCTATTTCTGTACCTTTTTCAATTTCTTTTCTTAACATACCACCTGGATAGATATGTGTAATATCAAAATGTTTTATTAAGTATTCTGTATATGTTGATTTACCTGAACCAGGTCCACCTAACATAACTATTCTCATTCGGCCTAGTTGTTCAAATATAAAATCTCTAAAACTTTTCATTATCTACTAACTTCTTCCCAATCCATACTAGCATATACATCTGCTGTATCTGTACCACAAGCCATACGAATAGTTAATAATTCTGGCGTACTTGTAAATGAATTTCTTTCTAATTGAAATTTAAATAACGCTTCTTTAAGAATATCTGTAGATTGACTAGATTGATTATTAGAAGCCATAAAACCACTTGCTAATATTCTGCCTGTACCTAATGTGTGTGCTGTACCTGTAATATTGTATTCAACTGAGGAATCAGTACCAGCAGATACCCAACTTCCTGCTGTGATTGAACCTCCAGCAACAACTTGCCAATTATAGTTATAACCATTTCCTGTTCCCAATATTGATAATGCTGTTAAAATAACAATAGCGTCTAAAGATGAGGTCTTTAATCTGATTGAAGCGACTGGATAAAAAGTACCAGCAGTAGTTAATTCATACGGTGAAGTAATTACTGTACCAATTGCTTGTTGTCTTCCTCTTAATTGATAACCACCCTCACTCATAACACTAGAACAAATTTGTTTTAATGTAGCAGTAGAACTATCTCCAACTTCCGTTTGTTGTTTAATTTCATATCTTAAAGGTAAAGAACCTGTAGTGATATATGTTCCAGATACTAAATTAGCGTGATGAAATGCGTGGCAAACAACAAATCTACCATTGATAACAAAACCTATTCTTACAGTTCCTATACCTAACCACTCTAAATCAATATATAATATTTGAGCCTTTGTTAAATCTAAAGTATAACCTGTTGTACCTGTGCCATCTAATTTATCTACATTCCAATCTGCTTGAGCAATTTTACTTTCTACAACTGAACCTGTTATTTTACTTCGCTCTACAACATATATGTTTGTACCATCTTGTTCTAAATAGATACCATTATCTGAACCGAAATATCCTACTCTTTGTCTTAAACCAGTTTTAGCCGCATTAAATACAAAAGAGTTTAAAAGTAATAATGATTTACCAGGTTGATAAGACATTACTTTATTTGTTTCTCTTATAATTTCATCATTAGCATTATCACCAACTGTTAAATTAACAAGGCCTTCATTTATACTAAATGTAGATGAAGCGTCACCTGTAATATCTTCATTCCATAAACCATTGTCTTTGTATCTGTGTGAGCTGTCAAATAATGTTAATGGTGATGATATTCTTTGTCTACCAAAAGCGTCTGTATTAGTTTCTGCTGAGCTCGATTGACTAATACTTGATATTGTGACTGGAAATGGATTTGTTTGAGTTACAACATTACCGTCATTTGTTGCTATCATTGGTACTTCAAAGACCGTTTTATCGTGTCCTGCAGGTCCAAATGTTTGTGTATCTTTTCTAAAATTTGCCATTATCCTTTAATCCAATTCTTTGCTAATGTAAAGTTTGCTGTACTAAACTCTAATCTATCTACTAATTTAACGGCGTTGCCCATTCTATCTACAGCGACATAACCTTCTGGATTTGTTACTTCAAATCCATTACCTTTTTGTAAGAAAGTTCCTATTGATTTAATTTGATTCATTTTACTTACAAGATAATTTTTAACTCTTTGTAAAGTTACGTAACTTGCAATTGCAAAATATATTTCATTATCATATCTGTCAATAAATTTTAAACCATCATCCCTTATTGTTTTGTATTTACCTTTTGCAGCTTCTGTTTTTTTACTTGACATTTCATCATCTAAAACTGAAGCATAGTATTTTCTAAAATCTGATTGTAAACCTTTTACGTTACCTATAGTTTGACCTTCTCTTATTTTTGTATTGAAGAAAATCTTTAGTCTTGCACCAACTGATAACATGTTAGTTTGTCTTTTTAACAAATCTAAAATAACTTTACCTTTTGAAATTGATCCAACTGCCATTCTTAACATATTATCATACTGATCACTTTCAGCAGTTGTAAATGTAGCAACACCAGATGAGTCTTTGTAACTTGCGTCATCAAAGAATACTGCTGGCGTCTTTGTAAAGCGATTTACATTGACGCCAAAACTTGCTTTTAGGTTAGACATCTTTCGGCCATTGTAAGTAGTGTGAAAGATAATGCCTAACTTAGCTCTTTTAATTCTTTTAGCAAGATCAGTATTTTCTGGAACAGCATATGTTATAGTGTTTGGTGTAAATGCAATAGCATCTTCACCTCGTATAGATACCGACTTAATATCTCCTGATGTAAATAACAAGTCACCTTGTACAACACCTCGTATACCAAGTTTAGGTAATTCTTTTAAACAGATTGATAATTTATCTACTAAACCACCAGAGTGATTTCTTCGTATATCTGCTTGTGTGTAATTGATTTTAGGAGTAACGTTGAATACTGATTTTGATCCAACAAAGAATTTGCCGTTTTCTGGATTGATACCACAGAATACAGCTGGTGCACCATCCCATTTAACGGATACATTTAATTTTCTACGTGATGAACCTACTAGCATATTTCTTATTGATTTAAGAAATTCTACTGCGTTAAGGCCACCTTGGTAACCGTTATTAATAATTTCGTCTTCTAAATGTTCTAAATGAGTATTTTTTGCCTCATTAAGATATTGTTTAAAACTATACATTTTTCTCCCACTATACCCATTATATCAAAAAATTACGCTTTTGTCAAGCGAAAAATCACTTTATTCCATACATAAATCACTACTTACTAGACTATTTATACTATTTAGCAATTACAAACTTGCCTGAAAGAGGAGTCCTTGATGTGATGTATTCAAACATTAATCTTAACACTTGATCAGCTTGACCTTGTTTGTTATCTTTAAAAAACTTTTTAAGTACAGGCATTACTTCATTTATGACAAAAATGGCACTTATAGCACCTCTTTCATAATCAAATCGGTTTTTGTCTTTTCTTAAATATTGTATTTTTTCTATTGCTTGATTATATTTTTTTTCACCATTTTCATATTTAACTAGAACTTGTCTTGCTATATCTGGATTTACAAATCTTATTATATCACACAATATTTTAATAGAACCTATTGAACCACCTCTTGCCTCTGCCTTTGAAAAAATAGCCTCAGCAACAAATCTTTTTCCTGATGGATCATGTCTTAATTTTATTTCACCACCTGTTTCTAAAAGTATTCTCATATCTCTAGTTTCACCTTTATTAGGATATTTAACTACTTTATATGGTCTCCAATCAGTAACATTTTTAATTTTTATTTTTTTTATTAAATCTATTTCGGTTTTTCTGTCAAAGTTTACTTGTTGTAAAATGGCTTCCTTTGTAGTTTTTTTGAGTGATAATGGTAATAGATCACCACTATCAATTAAGTCTGATGTTAATATATTTAAGTTTTGAAATGTGTAAACTTTTTCTTTAGCTGTTCGTACTTCATTGATAATTTGTTTTTTAGCTTTATCACTGGCTAAATATATATCAGCTGGATTCCATTTATTTACGTTACCAAATTTTGTTTGAGATTTATATCCAGACTTGTTTGCTATTTTAAATAACTTTTCAATATTACTCATAACATCACTATCACCTCTAAAATAAAATAGTTTTTGAAATCCTTTTTGAGCGATTTTTAAATCTGGATCAATTGAGCTAATATCGTTAACTAATTTTTTTGCAATCTGCATTGAAGATATAAACCACTTTTCATCTTTTTTTAAAAAAGTTTCTATATCTAATAATTGAACACCTGGTGTGTCAGTTCTTTTATAAGCTTCTTTTATTGTTTTTTCTTTTACTTTATTTCTAAATTCAGTATAGTTTGGAGAAACATTTGTGTCAAATATGATATTAGTTTCTTTCGTACCTATGTAGTCAGCAATTGCACAAAACAATGCTTGTGATGATTCTGCTAGTGATGTTAAGTCTGCCATACATATATTTATGTATATCTATCGGCCAGTTCTTTGTGTACTTGTTCTAGGATTGTAGTTAGATTTACCTTTGTCTGACAATTTTTCTTTTTCACTCCTACAATCAAAGAATGGTGGAAAACCAAAGATACCAAATGTCTTATTTTTATTTTGAAACTTGACAGTTTCTTTTACATCTTCTTCAAAGAAGGACTCTTTTATTACTAACTTACTTGGCATTTCAACAGCTCGCCAAAGTATTTCATCTTTTACTTTGACCATTTCAGTTTTGTAGTATATTGATGGTTTTCTTTTTCTCATATTTTAAAGTCCGAAAACTTATCATAAACTTCAGCAGGTTGTGGTCCTGATGGTTTTTCAAGTTTTTCTTTTGTTTCTTGGTTACTATCTACAATCTGTTGAGCAGATTGTTCTACATCATACAATCTCATTCTACTTCTATCAACACCAATTATAAATGCACGATTGACAGCAGGATCATTGTAACGATTTTTTAACTGTTTAACTTTAATTTGATTTAGTTCTTCAAGTTCTTCATTCGATATTAAAGCAAACATAAAGTCAGCCGTTGCAGGAAGACCAAATGATTCTGATGTATCTTCTAAACCAACATCACTTGACATATAACCAGTTCTTGTTGTTTGTGTAGCCGATACAATAGGAACATTATACTGAACAGCAAGACCTCTTAATTCTTCAGCAATTGCTTTGATTAAAAAATAAGATGATATATTACCACCTTTAAAACGACTACTAGTACATATATTTAAATAGTCAATGAATACTATATCAGGTTTAAATGATTTCTTTAATGCAAGTTCATCAATTAGTCCTTTAAAATGACCACTATGAGCAGACGCAGTAGGATATTCTTTAATAATTAATTGACCATTTACTTTGTTTTGTAATTTAGAAATTTTATTATCATAAACTTCTTTAGGCATTTCATAAAGATCATCTATTGTTACATCTAATAAATTAGCATCAATTCTTTCAGCAATTCTTTCTTCAGCCATTTCTAAAGTGATATACAGTACATTACGACCTTGCGTTATAGCAGCCGCAGCCATATGACACATAAACAAGGACTTACCAACACCTGTACCTGCAAGTGCTACATTTAAAGTCTTAGGTGGTAAACCACCTTTTGTGATACGATTAAAATAATTTAAATCAAATTTTAATCGTTCTTCAGTTCTATGATAATATTCAAATCGGTCATCTGTTTGATTTAGATAATCATGTCCTATATGTCTATCAAATGAAACACCAAGTGCTTCAGATAATATACTTGGTATGGCCTCTGGTGTATGTTTATTGTCTTTACCATCTATAATCTTAATACCTTTTAGTACAGCATTATATACAGCACGATCTTTACAAAACTTTTCAGTTGTATCTAGCAGCCATTGTTGTTCAACTTCTTCATGTACTAAACTATTTAATAAAGTTTTTGTATTTTTATATTCATCTTCGGTAAGTGTCTTGTTATTAGACAACTCAATAGTAATTGCTTCTTTTGTTGGGAGGTTATTATATTTTACAACAAAGTCATTAATAATATTAAATAAAGTTACTTCATCTCTATTTTTAAAAAAGTCTTCTTTTATAAAAGGAATAACTTTACGAGTAAAATCTTCGTTATGTATTAGATTGGATAAAAGTGTTTTTTCAAATTGATCAGACATAATGTAGATAACTTCCTATAATGTACTTTGGTTGATTGATTGGTTTTTCTCCTGCATGTTTAAATGGCCATAGTGGTGGAAACATTAATACTTTACCTGCCTCTGGTTTAATCTTAATATCGTAATCAGGAAATGTTGTTTCGCCGCCATCGTTATCATTTAAATACATAAAAAAAACTAAAAATCTTCTAGCACTGTTATAGTTAGTCACATCTACATGTGTCTTAAATTCATCTTCACCGTTAGGTTCATATTTTTTAAATCTTATTTGTTCAAAACCAAATTTCTCTGGCCATTGTTTTATATCATCTATTTTAACATCTTTTGTATATTTGTCAACAAGCTCTCTAAACTTAGGAAAAAGAATATCAGAATACTCTTGCCAATCATTATGAATACTAATATTGATTTCTGTAAATGACATATGATCATCTAATATTGTTTTGACTTGTTGTGAAGCTGAGTCTTCAAACTTATCAATTAAATGTTGACATTGATCTTTTGTCAATACATTATCATATGTTTTTATATAATTATTTTTCAAATTTAATTGTTCCATTTTCTAATTGTTTTTCAACTACTTCAATTAATATATCGCCTATATAGTTTCTAAAATCAATACTTGTGGTATCAACATCATTAGGATTCTTTTTAATATCATAATCAAACTTTAAAGGCAATTCACCTCGTTCATTTTCTTCAGAAGCAAACTTTACATGACCATACGTGTATATGATATCCTTGTAAGGGCCTTCCGTAATCTTTATACAACTGTAATCATCAACATCACGTTGAGCAAAAACAAATCTATTCTGCGCCATAGAGGAATTCTTTTTTGGCTGCCTCGTCAATTTGAGCGAGAATATCTTTAGTAAAGAATTTATCAGGTTCATTATTGATAGTCTTAGCATATTGTTTTGATCCATCTGGTAGTTCTATTCTGGTAGAAACAGATTTAAATATGTTATGTTTGATAGCAAGGTCTAATAACCCATAATACTTATCAAGGCCATCTTTATATGTTAATCTAACATCTATTAATGCATTTTCTTTTGTTAACCTTGACTTATAGTTTTTACAATGTATGATGTTACCAACAACTTCTTTACCATCTTTTTCTTTACGTTTAGATAGATAAACAATATTTGAAGCAGCGTATTTTAATCCAGAACCCCCACCCATTTCTTTTTGTGGAAACATTGAACCAATAACATCATAAGTGTGATTCGTCATAATCATTGGCACTTTTGCCTTACCAAGTTTAAGTGTTAATACTCTAAATGCAGCCTTGACAATTTGAGACCTTGTCATATCTCTGGTTTCTTTACCTTCAGCAGTATCTTCCATTTCTTTTGTAGTAGATAACATACCTAAACTATCTAATACAAACATAATAGGTTTTCTTGTTTTTTCGTCTTGTTCTAAATATTTGTCAATTACTTTTATTGATTGATGTCTAAATTCTTGTACTGTAGCAACTGGTACTATGACCATTCTTTTACTATCAATACCTCTTGTTTCAACTAAATCTTTTGTTAACGCACTTTCTGATTCAAAGTAAATTACACCTGCGTCTTTGTTTTTATCTAAAAATGCCTTTACAATACCTAACGCAAAGAAAGTTTTACCTGTTGCAGCTTCACCTGCAATTGCTGTTATTTTGTTTGATGGCATACCACCAAAGATAGAACCTGATAATAAAGCATTGAGAGCGTGTGAACCTGTGTCTATAAAACTATCTACATCACCTGCTTCTACACCATCACTTACTAGTGTAGCATATTCATTACCTGTTTCTTTAATTATTTCTTTTAAAAAGTCACTCATACATTATCTCCTTATTATGTGTTTATTATATCAAATCATCTTTACTTTGTCAAGCGTTTTTGGATCAGGTTTACCTTCCCAATCAAATCTATATTTTTCATCTTTAGGTATCCAACCTTTTATAGGTTTTTCATAATCATCACTTGTCATTTTTGACCATACTTTATCAAACATTTCATTTACATCAATTGTTCCGTAATGACTAACAATACTAGTTTCAACACGATTTAATCTTTTTTCTAATAGTTCTCTATTGTATTCAAGTAGTCTTTGATAATCCCAATATTCTTTGAGGTCTTTGTATGATGTTTTTGAAATGGCCATACTCATATTTATTTAAAATAAAGTTGCTCTTCTACTATGTCTGAAGTAATCTATTTTTTCTTTAGCAAAACACCATACATTCTCAATATATATTCGATTCATAAACTCGGCCTTTTCTTCTTCACTTTCAAATAGTTTATCCGATTTAGGTCGTTGCATAATCCTCATACCTATCTGGCCTACAAAATTATCTTTTAAACTATCAACTAATTCATCACTTGAATAATATCTTTTGTTTTTTATATTAGGGTCCATTATATTTACAAACATATGTTTTGATCTTTCAAAACTCTTTTTTGCAACAGGTAAATAGAAATCATCACGCCATTTAGAATACTCATCAAACTTAAACCATGATTGGTTTTCTTCTTTATCACCACCTTCGTTATATCTTTCTGTAGAAAAGTATGGTGGACTTGTAAATGCACAATCTATATTATCTATTTTATCCCATGGTAAATCCTCAGCACCACAATTATAGATAGTAACTTTTTTAGGATTAGGCAAAAAACTATTATATGTTTCTATTTGTTTTAAATATTGTTTGTAAGTGTTAGGATTTGGATCACAACCAATATATTCTTCAGCATCACTGGCAAAAAAACCTGCAAGTCTATCACCCCAACCACATGATGTATCTAACACTCTTTTGGCGTTAGTCATCTGATATATTGTTTTTGCTACATTTGGTTTAAATTGTGTTGCAATATATGTACCTAATCTAAAGGCTGACATATAACTTTTATCATTTAAAACCCCACCTCTTAATTCTGTTTTGCCATCCACTTCTACTGGTTTCATACCATTAATTCCACGCCAGATGGGGCCAAGACATCGCCATATATCTTTTGCTGTACCATTTTGCCATACATCTATGGGTGCTTTGAAACCAAAACTACTACAATTTAATCTTAAATGTTGATGAAAGTAATTACTAACATCATTGTAAATAGATGGTGCATCTATAATACCTAGGCCATGATCTTTAAAATTATACTTATAGTCATCATACTTTTCCTTTACATTTTTTTCTAACTGTTCTAAAGGCTTTACATATTCCCACACATCTTGTTTTTGTAAAGATTTAAACGCTTGACGCATTATATCATAAGATATTTGTTTCAAAGGAAACTCTGGCCTGTGTTTAGCTATATACTCAGATAAATCTAATCTAAACTGTTCTTTGCCAATATCATTTGTAACAGTTTCAAACATCTGTTGATCCATTACAGGTAATTTGCCGTTATACTTATTTAAATAATCACTCATTGTTCCATTTTACTAATAACCATATTATAAAACTGTATATTATTATAACATAAAATATGGTTAAAGTCAATTCCATACTAAAACTTATCTGTTTGATTTCCCCAACTATCCCAACCATTTCTTTGCGTTCTAGCAAACAATTCAATATAAGGACCTTCTAATAAGTTCTCTATATGATTATACATTATGTCTGGCTTTCTACTGTGTTCCCTACGTTGTTCTACAACTAATTGAGGCACACTCTTACTGATTCGTTTAGGTTTACCTTTAGTTGCTAATAAACACATTTCGGGATTACCTCTAGTCCAATAACCTAAACCTGTAAAATATCCTTCAGACTTTCTATTTGTTTTTGCCCAAGTAAATCCTACAGTTTTATATTTAAATCCCCACGCATTAATAACTTCAAAGGCCTTGTCTAATAATGGATCAATTACCCACATTAATAAAACTGAATTGTCGTTTGCAATTTTATTAACAGGTAAATTACATATATCTTTAAAGTTCATAACATTATAATGTTTTTCAGGACTTCTATCTTTACCTTTATTAGAATACGTTTTAAAAGACCATGGTGGGTCTGCGTAAATTACACTATACTTTTTATCAATGTCCATATCAATAATATAATAATTAAAAATCTAGGAATACTCCAATCAGTTTTAATTGCAAGTATGCCTCCTGTTGCATAACCCCAATGTATCATCACCATAATTAAAAACAATTCTATCATCCAAAAAAACTTTCAAGTGTAGCCTCACGTTCAAGTTTCCAACCAATAGAATCTAGTATAAACTTTAACGGATCAGTAAATGTTTTTTCAAATTGCATATCGTAATCAACATATTTGTGTAATTCAAATTCTTGTGGTATTTTTGTAGCAAAAGAAATAACTGTATCTTTAACTGTATTTGGTTGTTTCAACATTAAGAATTTAATTTTGTCACCATTTTTAATTAAAGGATACTTTCTTTCAAGTTTGTGTTTATGTATGTTGTAATTATATATTAAAGAACCTTTTACATGAATAGGTGTTCCTTTATTATAAATTTGTGATGAGTTTATGTACTTATCTAAATTATTACAAGACCTAGGGAACGCAACTTCTTCAGGTGATAATGTTTTAAATACTTCTTTAAAATCACGTACAAATTTAATAAGATTATCTTCACTATCATTCATAATTACACGAATAGCATCTTTAATCTTACCTCTACATACTTCAGGTGTAGATGATTTAACTGCTTCAACACCCATAATTTTTAGTTTAGGTATATCAAATCTGATACCTTCTTCATCAAATACATTCATCATATATCTTTTTTTAGCAACCCATATACCTTTATTAGCAATTGCTTCTCGTTTCATAATCATTTTTTGTTGATAAGCATTTATATAATTAGCAAGATTTTGAAAACTATCATCAATTACTTTTTGTATTTTTTCTTCAGCTGCTTTATCAATAAAATCTACAATTTGATTTACCGATTTATTTTTACATACTTTTTCTACTAGTTTATCTAATCTTAAATAAATTGAATCTGTATCAGACGCAACAACATAATTTATGTTATTAGTTTGTAATATTTTATTCATAAATCTATTTACATCACGTTCTACCCAACGAATAGATAACTGACCACCTAGAGTAATTGCCTCTGCCTGTTTTACATCAAAGTATCTAAAGTATTGATTACCAATTGCACCGTAAGCAGAGTTAAGAGCAATCTTTTTTGCCATTTGTATATTATGACATCTACTAATTTCGTTTTGATAGATAGGATCTTTTGTCTTTTGAAATTCTTTCTTGGCTTCAATTGCCTTCTTCTTATATACTACACGTTCGGTATACATTTTCTCCATCAGTTCAGGTAAGAACCCTTGTTTATCTCTTTTAAACATTGCACCATTTGGTGCGATAGTTACATTACGATCTTTTGCCCATTTAAGATTTAATTTTTCTTCTAAAAAGTTTTCTACACCAACTGCTTTTGGTTCAACTCCTACAAATGTTTCAGGACTTATATTGTATTGCATAATTAAATGTGGATAAAGTGAGTTAAGGTCAAATGAAACAATCCAATTATGTAATCCTAGTTGTGGATCTTTTACATATGCACCTTCGTATTGTGAATCTTTTATCTGATCTTCTCTTGGTGGTATAATAACATTTTTTTCTAATAGATGATTATAGATTAGTGTATCCCAACATCTTACTTGTGAATATACATCTGTATAATTTACTTTATAGTCATAGGCCATAGTTAAGCAAAGTTCAATTAACTTCATCTTATCTTCAAGTCTATCAACAAGCTCAACATCTTGTATATTATATTCTACAAATCTTTGATAATCTTTTGTATAAAAATCTTTAAACGTTTCATATGGATTATCTAACTTTTGTTCGCCCAGTTCTACCTTAGCAATGTAATTTAGTTTATAGCTTTCTTGTCTTACATAAGTAAATTTTCTGTACAAATCGAAATAATCTAATACTGAAATACCAAGTATATTCCAAAACTGTGAATTTTTATTTCCCATTTGCACACGGTCAGCGTTGACATAATTCCATGGTGACATTTTATTAATTGTATCATTATCAAACAAAAATCTCATTCGATTCATAAGATACGGTATATCAAAAAATTTTACATTCCAACCTGTTACAATATCAGGATGATTTTTGCACCAAAATTTAAGAAACTCTAATAATAGATGTTTTTCATTTTGACATTTTATATAAGTTACATTAGATTTTTTAGAAATAAAATCACCTGTACCCCATGTTAATATCTGTTTGTTAGTATGATTTTTTACTGTGATACAGATAACCGTTTCTTTTGCAGTATCAGGATCGGGAAAGCCGTTCTCACACTCGGTTTCAATATCAAGTGTGAATATCTTTATGTAATCTTTATTCCATCTCATCTCGCCTTTATATTCGTCAGCGATATATTGATAATTATATCGATTCATACCATAGATTTTATATTCAGGTATGCCGCTATATTCGTTATAGAAATTTTTAGCTTTTACAATCGAATCAAATCTTTTTGATTTAAGATTTGTGCCGTCTAGTGTTTTGTATTTTGATTCTTCGTTTGTAGGTAAATAAAGTTTAGGACTATAGTTGATTCTACTCAAATATGATTGGCCATTATTAACACCTCTAATAAGAAGTTTACCTTTATGCTCTACAACATTTGTGTAAAAACTACTTGCTAAATTCATATAATATTATAACATAAAGACTTAAAAAAGTCAACTATGTGATAATTTTACTTTTAGGTGTAACTATCTGACCTGTGTTTTGTTGATATGCACCAATCATATTATCGTCTGGTGTAGTGTCAGTAATTATATTTGACTCTTTGATATGTATAACTTCATCCTTTGTGTATGGTATGTATGGATGAAATCCTATTTGCATAGGTTTGCCTGGTTGTCCTTGCATTGGTATCAATACAAAAGGTTTCTTTATTGCCACATGATCTGCTCTATCGCTTTCTTGTGGCGTACCTATTACGTCCTCTCCAGATGAGAGTCTGTATAATCTAATCATAATATACTCCTATTCAGTTTTTGATTCTTCAGTAGTTTGTTTTTTACCAATATTATATTTTGCTTGCAAATCCCATTCGCTCTTTTCTTTGAAAGCAATAATTTTGATTTGTGATAAAGGTGCTTTATTCTCAGCAGCTTTTGGATTTACAATTGTCAATAAATTCCAATCTTGTAATAAAACTGATATTGTGTTTCTTCTTTGTACATCATTTTCAACCAAAGTTGCTTTCTTACCATCTAAGGCAAACAACTCTTTAAAATGTACTATGTAATATTTTCCTTGTTTGTGTAGTATGTGACAAGACTGAAATAATGTTTTGTCTTTACGACTTGCAACACCTATTCGGGACAAGGTTTCCCTAATCTTCAAAAAATCATCTGGTTGTTTTAGAGTAACCTCTAACATCTGCTCAGGTGACCAATTAAAACTTTCTTCGCTCATTTTTTTCTCCCACCTTTATCTAACTTCTCTTTGATAAAGTCTAATTGTTTTTTATCTAGTATGTCTAAGGCTGTTTTTGCTTTTGCGTTGCTATATCCATAATATTCTTTTACATACTCTAAATTTTTCGATTTTGAAGTAGTTGCCCACTTACCACCAAATCGTTTTCTTTTTCTAATACTATTTAGTAGAAAATGAAACTGAAGGCGTTTAGTGAGGCTGTGATGAAAATTCATCTCATTGGCCATCATAATACTGTCAATATGTTGCGACAGGCAACGATTAATCACGTATGGTGGATATTTTTTTTCCCATGTCAGATCATCTCCGTCAAGTAAATTAACTTTTGTCCAGTTAATTGCATTTAAATAATCACTCAATTTATATTCAATCATAATATACTTTCTGGTGCCGCTTCACGGATTTGAACCGCGGACCTACTGATTACAAATCAGTTGCTCTACCAACTGAGCTAAAGCGGCTCATTGTTAGTGTCTTTTTTCGTGTTTTATATGACCTTTATGAGAACCCATATAGTAATCGCCTGGTTCATAATCCCATCTCTTACCGTGATGACCTCTTATATCAGCATACCACATTCTTAACTTCACTATCAAAGTTCTAAAAAACGTTCTTCTTGCCATTTCATCCTCTATTTAAATTTACATTCTGCCATGATTTGTGTCAGGCACGCAACCATATTTATCTCATGGTCTGCCACAAAGGCTGATTTATATTGATAATCGGCGATTGTTAGTACGGCCGCAGGTATAGATTGAGGTTGTAGATGTTTGTATAGAATATCATAGATACTACTAAACAAAGATGATGGATCTTTATCAAGGTTTTGAATAACCCATTTTCTCATATCACCAAATCTTTTTTCTTTTAACATCTTAATCAACTCTTTATTGTTGATTTCTGATAAAGAAACAAGTATACCACTATCAATCTTACCCCTTACAGAATATCTTTGTAATTCATTGATTGTTCTTCTAAAGTCTGGATAATGTCTTTGTATGAGTTCAGCCAATACTTTTTTATCAAACTCTATGTTTTCTGTTTTAAGTATTTCACCTAGTCTTTCTAAAAATGCAGTAGCAGTTTTTACTTTTTGACCATTTGTAATACGAAAATCAATTACAGTACAACGACTATGTAAGGCAGGTATTATTTTGTTTTTAAAATTACAAGTAAATATAAATCTACAGTTTTTATAAAATGTTTCAATAAAGTTTCTTAATGCAGGTTGAACACTATCAGCATTCATATAATCTGCCTCATCTATAATAACAACTTTATGATTTGTAGATTCGTCTAGCGATACGGTAGACGCAAAGTTTTTGATTGTAGTTCTTAATGTATCAATGTGTCGGCCTTCGTCTGAACCATTGATAATAATATAATCAGCACCTAACTCCTCACACAAGGCACGAGCAACTGTTGTTTTGCCCGTACCAGCTGTGCCAGAAAGGAGAAGATTTGGTATCTCTTTTTGATTTAAAAACTTTGAAAAAGTAATTTTTAAATCTTCAGTTAAGATACATTCTGATATTTTTCTTGGACGGTATTTTTCAACCCATAAAAAGTCTGACATAATATATTCCTCACGTTATTCATCATTTATCTTCCATTGTAAATTCACTTACGATTTCACTATCAACATCAAAGCCACCTTTATTAATTGTCCAGGTGTCTTCGTGTCGTTCATAATCGTGTTCACTTACAAATTCTTGTACTTTATCTGCCAGCTCTTTGTCTTCATCACTAGCACTAGAATATTCATTCCAATTAAAATAAAGTCCTTTTTCAAAGTTTTGAAGACTACCAAATTGTTCTATAATATCATCTACATCAATTTTTCTATTAAGATAATGTGTGGATTGGTGGTACTCTCTATCTTCAACTTTTAGAGTATCACCAGGTTTATATTCAGTACCGTCTTCTAGTTTATATTTGTCTGACATTAAAATACACTATCTGCTTCTAAAGCAATCCAATATTGTACTTTAACCTTTTTGTTTATGAAGTGAGCAATCTTTGCCTTCGATAAAGCAACATCATATTCGCCAGGAATAATTTTCATATTCTCTGCCTTAATATATGCAGTAAACTCTAAATCTGTTTCACCCACTATAATAGATGATTCATTTGAGTTACTATTCTTTTTATCTAAAGCAACTAATTTAATTTTGCCTTTTTCACCTTTAAAAGCAATGTCAGGTAGACTTAAATTAGTATATAACTTTTTGACAGAATCATAGTCTTCATTTTTTAATGTAAATGAAACTGTTTTGTCTGGCATTGATATTTGTTTTGATGGATATCTTAACGTTGACTTGTCAGCAAATGCATATCTAGCTGATAGAGTAGATTTCTCATCTTGTATTTTTAAATTAGCAGCACCATTAAACTTTAAAACTGGTTGTTGAAAAGAATCTACAGCTCTTAAAAATTCTGGCAAATCATATATACCAAATTCTGTTTCAAACTGTTCCTCAACGTCTGCCTTTGCCATAATGTTTTTCATAGTTGACATTGTACTTAATGTCTTACCAGGTGTAAACAAAATGTTAGCATTAATATCCGAGAAATTTCTCAAAATACTAATTGTATTATCACTTATTTTCATTTCTTCTCCTTATCATTATTTAATAATAGTATAACATAATGAATTGCTTTTAACAAGTCTTTACGATTATAACCATTTTTTCTACCATACCTAGACAAATATTTAATTGCGTTGGCTTGGCAAAAATCACTTTTAATACCAATAGACTTTAATAAATCTAAAGTTTGAATACCATCTTTACCAGATGAGTAATGTTGACCATATGTAGATTTAATATAATTTTCAATCTCTTTACATATTTTGTCTTCATTGTATTTCATAATATTATTATATCACTAAATTGAATTTGAGTCAATAGATGATGATTGTAAATATTTTAACACATTCTCTGGTGCACTTACGCTATAAGGATCACCTGTTGTATTATCACCTTTACCTGGTTCTTCAAATAAGGCTTCTACTGTACCATTGTTTACAATAGCAGCATATCTCCACGATCTCATTCCAAAACCTGCAATTGTTTTTTCTACAAGCATATCAACTTGATCCGTAAAGTCACCATTTCCATCTGGTATAACTTTTACATTTTCAAGTTTTTGATCAGCTGCCCAAGCATTCATAACAAACGAATCATTTACTGATAAACAATAAATGTCGTCTATGCCGTGTTCTTTAAACACGTCAGCTAATTTTTCAAAGCCTGGCAATTGTTGAGTTGAACATGTAGGAGTAAAAGCACCTGGTAAAGCAAACAGTATAACTCTTTTATCTTTAAAGTAAGTATCAGTAGTTGTTTCTGTCCATTGACCAAGTGATCTTACTCTAAAATTTACTTCTGGTAATTTATCACCTTGTTTCATAATATTTCTCCTTATAATATAATTTACATATAGTTTACACTATATTGTCAAAATTGTCAATACTCTATATGCTTTGCAATCTTGGATCTTTTGATGTGATATTTTTTTCTGCTTTTGGTCTTGCGATTGAGTCTTTTGATCTTTTTCTCAATTGAGCTTTAGCAGAATTTTCTCTACTTCTTTCAGTAAAGATTTTTTTTAAATCCCATTTAAAATTCATACACCCTCCGTTTATAGTTAGGTGCGTTCCTTCAGCATTTGCTTACTTCCGACTCATAAGAGTTGAACGATATAAAGTATTTATATCTGGTATGCGTTTGAAACATACCAGATATTGGTTTTATTATTTGATTGAGATAGTTCTAGGCTTTTTATGTTCTGGAACTATTCTCTCTAAAGACACCCTTAACAAGCCGTCTTTTAGTTCAGCGCCTTTAACTTCAACGTCTTCAGCGATTGTAAAAGATTTTTTAAAGTATCTTTTAGCGATACCTTTATGGATTACTTCTCCATCTTTAGTATCTTCCTTTTCGTCTTTTTTAGACTCAATAGATAAAACACCCTCCTCAAGGTCGATGTTTATATCTTTTTTATTATAACCAGCAAGTGCGATTTCAATATCGTACTTATTCTTATCCTGTTTTACTATATTGTAATAAGGAAAAGCTGTAGTTTGGATATGATCTAACTGATGATCAAACATTGATTCAAAATGTCTGAACGTGTCATCAAATCCTACGGTTAGTGGTCTTAATTGATTGAAAATAGATAATGCTTTATTAGTCATAATTAACCTCCTTGTTTAAGCAAAGTTATCTTTATATCGAATACCCATTTGGCATATTCAATATTATTTATATAAGTACGATATTTTATTTGTCAACCCTACTTATAGAAATTCACTAGGCTGAGGATCCCTACCAGTTCCCTAGTGAATATCTATAAGTGGTAGTTTCATTTTGTCACGGAGTTAAACTACCAAACATCACCGATTTATATGGGTTGTTTTAGATTTTTAATCAACGTACAACCCCAACGTATCTATACCTCTACAAGGTCTTATGAACCGCCTTGTAGTAATAATATATATACTTATCAGACACAGACGGCATAGAATTTTTATATTTTCTTTATTTTTACACCTTTTATCCAAGTATATCCTAACAATTCATCATTAGCCTTTTGTGCTTTTCTGATTATTTTAGAACGTTCTTTTGCTTTTTCACGTTTTATTTCTGATGGTTTAGAAAAGTATTTTTTATCTTTTATACTTTGCATAATTCCTGACCTTTGTACTTTTTTCTTTAGTACACGCATAGCCTTCTCTAAATTGCCACCTCTTACTTCAACTGTAATTGACATCTATTATTTACCTCCCATCTCATTTTTAGGTTGTTTTTCCCACCTAGGTGGGTTATCACCACCAACATCAAAGTCGTGGTATGATCCTTTTTTATATGTATCATAATTAGGTCTGGCTGTTTTGCCAACAGCAAGTCCTTTAGAAACATCTTCTTTTGTATATCTTGGTTTTTTACTTTTATCTAAGCTACCTACACTAATAGGGTATCCTGGTTTTAATTTTTCAATCTTTCCACCCTTCGCTAAAAACTTTTTCATTTTTTCATCACGTTCTTCTTGTGACATTTTTGGTTTGTATTTTTCTAAACCACTATTATCTTTAAAATTTGTCATTATTTTCCTTATTTAAAGTTAACTTGTGGGGCACAACCCCCACAAGCGGACTTACACTATGGATAGATTTTTGACTAGACTTGGAAATCCTCATCTTTGTCATCCTCACTATCATTGGAATTCTCTTGTAGAATTTCTGCCTCATCAGCCTGTTTCTTAGCATCAAGGATTTCTTCTACTGAAGCACCACTATCTACTTTACCATACAGATCAACAAATGATGTTTTCGTATCATCATCAAATCTATTAGTACATACGGATATTGCCTTCATCTTATTTTTAAAGATACCGTATGCCTCAGCGATATGTACAAGTCTTCTGGTACTTATAATCTCATCAACACCGCCATCTTTGTAGGTTTTTCTAATCACATCTGCCCATGTCACTAGATTATGAGCAAACTTGTCATCAGACTTGCCAGCAGACTTTAATTTTGTACTAACAATTTTTTCTTCAATTTTAGCACTTGGATATTCTTGTTCAAATGTAACAGGAAATCTCTCAAGGAATGCCTCGTTAAGAACATTAGTACCGATAAACTTACCGTCATCACTACCTTGACCTTTAGTGTTAGCAGTTGCAATCACATTGAAGCCAAGTTTAGGTTTAACAAACTTGTTTATCTTTTTAACATAGACACCCGAACCCTCAAGGATAGGTTGTAAACACATAATCTTATTACTTGCAAGGTCAATCTCGTCAAGTAAAAGAACAGCACCTCTTTCCATTGCCTCAATAACAGGACCATTTTGCCATACGGTTTGACCATCTTTAAGTCTGTAACCACCAAGTAAATCATCCTCATCGGTTTCAATCGTAATGTTACATCTAATCATCTCACGTTTTGCCTCGGCACATGCCTGGGTCACAGCAAGTGTCTTACCGTTACCAGAAAGACCTGTAATAAAAACAGGATAGAATTTTTTAGATTTTACAATACTACTAATATCTGTATAATTACCAAACTTAACAAAGTCAGTATCCTTTTGAGGAACTACATTGTCGGTCAATGAAGACACGATATAAGCAGCCTTTGTATCATTTGATATTTTAGTATCAGTTGTATCAACTGTGGTTGTATCAGATTCAACAGAGTCAACATTAAGAGTATAGATTCCTCTGCCGACTTTATATTTGTCTGATTTTAACCAAGAAGGATTTTTGATAGCCTTCTTTTTAACAAGAGCATTAATCTCTGCTCTGGTTACTGTATCTTTTTTGTAAGTATCTTTTAATACTTTCAATACAGTTTTTTGTGTTTTATTTAACTCAATCATAATATAAGTCCTTTCATATTTAAGTTATACATATATGCTATCATTTTTTGGGGTAAAAGTCAAGCGAAAAAAACCCTTCATTTATGCGATCCTTTTGATAAAGTTTTGTAGTAATACTCTGGAATTGATTCGTTTTTTCATTCCCGACATAAACATCTTTTTTAAAGTTCTCTTATCAGTTGAATCTGATTCGAATACTTGATTAGCAACTCTAGTGCCAGAGTTAACATAAAAGTAAACATCATAAGCAGTATTATAATCAGCGATAAATTTGTCTTTAGTAAACATTTTTTTAGCCAACATCTCTTTATTGTAAGGTACTCTTAACTGATATTGTAATTCTCTATATTTTGAAACTAGATAGAAACCAATAGTTTGTAAATCATATTTCTTTTTTAAGTATTTTAACATAACACTAGTGAAATCTCTACGTTCCATATAGTAACTACCTGCCATTTGATATTTACCATTCAGTTTAATATATAACTCACCATTACCATGTCTATTAATACTATTAGCAGCACCGTCAGTTAAAGTAACAAGTGACAACTTTTCAACATTATAGTCTTTTTTGAATTTTTTGATAATATGATCCATACCAATCAATGACTCATTAAGTGGTGTTGAGGATAAATAATAGTCACCTGAAATTGCAGGAACAGTTTGATCTTCAGCCGATGGATCGTAACGTCTGGAAGTATAATAATCACCAAAGTACATTGCAGCCCTATGCAATATAGTAGCACATCTCATATAATCAACTTTAGATTGTTTATGTGAAAACAGTTGAACCAATTTAGTTGAAGCGTCAGGTAATATTGTTTTACTATTAACAGTAAAACCAGACTCTAAATAATCACTTTTTGAATCTCTACAGTTATTCATAAACGCATAAACTGAAAAAGGTATATTAATTTTTTTACAAAATAAAGATAAATTTAATAGTTGTTCAACTGTAGGTAAAATGTGTTTTTGCATTGAACCAGACCAATCAAGTAGTAAAATCATACCGTGATTTTTTTGATTAGGTACAGTAGTCATCTTTTTAAATATATCTTCAGCAAATTTATAAGTGTGTAATTTAAGTGGATCAACAATACCTGTTTTATCTTGTGAAGCCCGAGCATATAACTTAGCATTTTTTTTCATCTCAAATTCTTTAACTAAAAAGTTAACAACATTAGAAGACTCTTTCATAAATTTTTGAGTTCTAATCTTTGCCTTGTTGATTTGTTGTTTATCATGTTCTGTATTGTTATATGATTTATCATAAATCGCAATATCTCTAATAAATTTTTTATAAGGAATAATCAATTTTTTAAGATTAACTTTTGGTAGTTCAGCATAACATCTATTATGAGCAGTATCATCAGTAATGCCTTTAACCGATGTTTCATACATCTCAGCAGTAAGAGGTGTTAACTCACTTGGTGTATTATCAGTTGTACCTGCACCATTACTGCCAGTTTGTTTAGAGTCTTTTTTGTTTGCCTCATCATCTGATTTATCTGACTCTGATTTTTTTTCTAACCATTCTTCTAATTTTTCATCTATAGATTTACTATCATTTGATTCTGTATTAGAATCAGTATCTTCATTTTTTTCATTAGATGGTGTATAAATTTTTTGTAATTGCGGTTGTTTTTTCAATTCATCTTTACAATACCCAAGTATTTCCTCAGATAGTTTTAAAACATCATCAAACGTTTTACATTTATCAACAGCGTCAACTAACATTTTTTCTTTATTAGAAAATTTAAAGTTAAGTTTTTTAGATGATTTGTAGTATAAATTGATCTTGTCGATTAGTGTATAATCAGTTTGTATGTTTTTACCTTTAGTGCCAAAGAAATTATCTTTATACATTTTATCAAAACCTTTGATGTAGTCATCAGTAAGACCAGGATATTTTTTCTGTATAAGTTTATCAATTCTAGCGTCTTCAATAACGTTTACAAATGATTTAAATTCTTTAGTTCTATTTGCCATATCTTTCCATGACTCAGCAGGAGTATGTAAAGCATGAGATACCTCATGGCCAACCAACATGTCATAAACATGTTTAGATTTTTGTTCTTCTTTAAAGATAGGGATTGTTAATATTCTATTGACTACATCAAACGAAGCAGTTTGTACTTTGTTTTCTTGTACTTCAATATTTTCTGTAGCAAGTAGTTTTGCAAGTTGTGATTTATTTGTCATAGTGTTTTTATTCATAATATACACTTATGCTATATTAAAACACTCTAAAAGTCAAGCACTAAAGGTAACGTATTTACTAGGTTTTTAGGAATAATTTTGAGAACAAAACAAGAACATATGTTTTTTTATTTAATTCCTATGAATATTGGCTCATATTTACGTCCTGGAATGTCAGGTCTTGCGAATCGACCTATATAATTATTCTTTTGTTTGGACTCTACAGAATCACCATCTAGTGTAGATTGTGTTTGTGTACCTTGTTGTGTTGATAATGACAACCACCATATTTCTATATCTTTAAATCCTGCCTCAACCATACAATCATATGTATCTTCCTCAAATGTTTTATATGATTTAACATTTGCAACATTAAACGCAGCTCTTTTGCCAGGTTTTAGACCTGTGTGTGCATTTTTAATAGTTTGTAATAGGAAACCATTACGCCATTCATCTTGTTGTTTGAATTTATTAAATGATTGTTCTGGTTCATCACCATATTGTTCGTGTCCTAAATAAGGTGGACTTGTAAATACAAAGTCCAAACTATTTTCAGTAGGTATATAAGTTTCACTACCTTGTTTTAATAGCACATATTTTTTATGAGAGTGGCCATACTCATCTCTAATCTTTTCTAAACCTGCATATGTAGGAACACAAGGGTCTGTGCCTATGTAATTAACGCCAGCTGCAATTGCACCCATTAAACGACCACCGTAACCCATACTAGGATCCCATACTGTACCTGCTTCTGTTCCTTCTAATGGACTATCTTTTTCTACAAATATATCATATAAAGTTGCGGCTGCTGTAGGTCTAAAATTAGATACCATTTGAGTACCACTATATCTTCGCAACATAGCTCTCATATCTGACTCTGTAATTTTATGTGCTTCTCGTTTAGTAAAGAAAGTTCCTGTAAGTATTTTACTAATGCCTTTTTCTAAATGTTCTTCGTCTTCCCATATATCCATAGGTGTTTTCATTTTACCACATTTAATACCCCATGCGTGGTGCATATAAGACCATGCAAGTGTTAACCCATGTGTTGATTGACCTATAATTTTATTCTGTGTATCTAATATGGTATCTCTATTAAATGATAATAATTTTTGAAATTCATCATTACGCCATTTTCTATCTTCAGGATAGTATGGGAATCCTTTATTATCTTTCCAATCTCTAACTACTTCTTTTGCGTTTGACATATACATTACCAGGGATTGTGCCTTTTGACCAACTTGTTGTCCCGATTAAATTCATATTCATTTTAACATAAAACTTGTTTGCTGTCAAGTTGTCAGCTCTTACTGATAAAAATACGTCTTTTGGGCAATACTCAAAGAAATTATTAAGAATTGATTGAGCAGTACCAGAACCTGGCGAATCACTTGCAATCTGGTGTAATACAGTATCACCTTTTTCTACTTGTACATCACCTATTTTTTGTCTTCTTTTTGCGTGATGAAACGTAATCAATATACCATCTTCTAAAATAAGTTGTTTTTTATTAATCATTCTCATCATATAATCTGTTCTTACATGAGGAAACCACTTCTTGTGGCTATAAAATATTTCTTTTACTTTATTAAAATCTTTTTTTTCAGCAAATATCATTTAACTACCTCTACAGGACTTTCAGTTTCTATTACTACTCGAGCACCACAATTTAGTAAGGGTTTATCATTACCACCATAGACAATTTTACTAGGGCCTAATATTTCTACCTCATGGCAATAAGTATTAGTTTTGCCTGATTTAATTGTAATTACAGGATCGTTTTTATCGTGTTTTTTATTTGCTCGTATAACGTGTTGATTAACGTGTATGTATGTCTTTTTATTCTTCACTTTGTTTTAATAAGTTTTCTAATTTAGGGTTCATATAACAATCTATAACTAAATGTAATCTATCATATAAAGATTTGTTATGTACAGCATGAGGTTTAGATACATCAACGTAATAGTATTTACCTATTTCTAAATTAAAATGGTGTTCTTTCTTATCTTCCCATAGATAAAAATGTACGTTCTTATCAGTTCTTAATGGGACATGTAATCTTACTAATTTGCCGTCTTTTATTTCTTTATCAACTTTGTCTGTGTGTTTTGAAATAGATGTTCCTGCTCTTAATCTCATTATTCTAACTCTATCAAATTCAGCAGGTATATGAGATAGAATTTCTTTTATAGGTAACATTTCAGATTGCTCGTATAGATATGTCCATCTTAAAGGTTGTACCTCTACGCCACTTTTTAGAACACCTGGTTTTAATATATTCAACACATCATCACTATATCCTTTTATAGATATAGCTTCCCATCCATACCAAGTTTTATCTGGTTGGGATTCATCCCATTTTAATTTTTCGTTATATTTCGTTTTTACAGCTGAAAATTCTATGTTATCTATGAAATCGCAACAGTTAGCTAAACTATTTTTATAGTGAGGTAAATCTATTTCTTTGCAGATTGTTGTTTCCATAATTCTTGTGCCTTTCTTATTTCTTTATCTCTTTTTTTAAGAGCATAGTCTAATTTAAACTTACTAACCTTTTCTGTAAAAACTGTACCGTTCATATGATCTAGCTCATGTTGATAACATCTACTAACAATGCCAATCATATCTTCTTCTTGTTCTTTTAAATCCTCATCAAGGTATTTAACTTTTACAGCACTTGGTCTTTCTATATCTAAAAATAGAAAAGGGAAAGTTAAGCATCCTTCTTTGAGTCTGGTTGTTTGTTTACTTTCCTCAACTATTGTAGGATTTATACAAGTCCACCTTTTACTTTTATGTATTTCAGGATGAGCTCCCATTATAAACATTCTATATGGTTTGCCTACTTGATTAGCTGATAATCCAATACCTCCATATTTTTTCATAGTTTCAAACATATTATCTACAAATTCTTTTAGTTCTATTTTTTCTTGTTTCTTAAATGTTTCAATATCAAAAGGTGCTATGCTTGATAGTACTCTTGGATCAGATGGTGGTAATAACTCATATATCATTGTGCTAACCTCGTAAAATTTTTATACTTTTCAAATTTAATTATATTCGTAAATCTATCAAATAGTATATCACCTTTGTGAGATATAATAAAAGTATTTTCGTTTGTTAATGTTTTAAGTATTTTAAAAAAGTCGTCTGTTCCTTGACCATCTAAACTACTATCAAATATTTCGTCTAGTATTAATAGATTTGTATTTGTACTATTTTTCATTTTAGCAATAGTTCTCCATGTAAACAGTAGTGCTAAGTCTATTCTTAACTTTTCACCTTCACTAAAACTATTATAGTTAAAAGTATCTCTAAATCTACTTTTTATTGTTTCGTTAAATTCTTCATCTAAATGAAAGTTAACGAAGAAGTCCATAGATTGTAAATACTTATTAATTAAATTATTCATTATAGGTAGATACTTTTTGATAATATTAGCCTTAACACCTGTGTCATTTAATATTTCTCTAGCAATATCAATATATTTCTTTTCTTCTACAGCCTTTTGTTTTTCTACATTAACATCTTTTAGGTCTTCCTGTATTTTTTCTAATTCTTTTTGAATAACATTTGTATTAGTATCGTCATTTTCTAGTTTAGCAATTTCGTTATCTAGTCTATTTGAGTGTCTATTGATTTCTGAAATAGAGGTATTAATTTTTGCAACAGATATATCTAACTCATTAAGTTTTTTTTCTACTGCTTTGTATTCGTTAATTTTTTCGTTTGTTTTACCCATCTCAGCTGTCAGTTGAGTTAGTCCTTGTTCTAATTCCAATATTTTGTTTGCTTCACTATTGATTTTGTTTAGTTTAAATTGTTCATCAATTGGTTGTGTACAAGTAGGACAGTTGTCATTGTTTTGAAAAAATGATAATGTTTTTTTATGTGATGATAAATTGGTTTCTATCTTTGATTCTAGTTTATTAAGTTCATTTGATTTTCTTGTATATTTTTCAGCACCCCATACTTCCGCTTTTGTGGATATAATTTTTTCATTTAATAATTGTAGCTTTTGATTATACTCATAGTTGCTTTGTTCATTTTCTTTTAGTTGTTGTTTTCTATTTTCTATGTCTGTGGTATCTCTATTTTTTATTTCATCAAAATGTTTCTTTTGTAACTCATATTTTTCAGTCATTAAATCATATCTATGTTTTACGTCAATAACCGATTTGTTCAATTCGCCTTGTTTTTGTCTTAACAGTAGGTCCATGTGACTAAAAACTCGTATGTCTAATATTTCCTCTACAACTTCTCGTCTGTATCTGGCACGTAAATGCATAAATGGCTCATATGAAGTAGAGCCTAGTATAACAACTTGACAAAAGGCACGATAATTACATTTTAAAATATTTTGTTCTAATGTGTTTTGATAATCTACGTTAGAAGCATCCTGGTTTAACATTACGTCATTACAATAAATTTCAAATTTGTTTGGTTTAATACCTCTTACAATTCTGTATTTTTTGTTAGCAGTTTCAAACTCACATTCTACTTCACAATCATTTGAATTAATTGTATTAACCAATTGTTCTTTTTTAATATCTCTAAAAGCACGATTAAATAAAGCAAAACACAATGCGTCAAGCATTGTTGATTTACCTGCACCGTTTGTTCCTATGATAAGTGTTGATGGTGATTTTGCTAGGTCAACTTCTAAAAACTGATTACCTGTAGATAGAAAATTACGCCATCTTAATTTTTTAAAATATATCATACCTTATTATCACTAGCCTCAATGTAAATTGATTTTAAATATTCTTTTAGTTTAGTTTTACTCACATCTGTTTCTAATTGATCAACATAGTTATTTAGGAATGTAACTGTATCTTCGCCCATTTCTAATATATCTTCTCTTACACTAGCTTTAATATCTGAATAATCTTCTACAATATTTAAGTCATGTACTGTTATCTCATTATACAATCTTTCTACGAATTTGTCAAATACCTCGTTATCGG